TTGTCTAGCATCTTGGCAAGTGCCGGGGCGGAAATATCGCCAGTCTGCGGGTTCAGCGCCTTCTGCACGCTGTAGGTCTTGGCGATCAGCTTACGCGCCTCTTGGAAGGCCGCCAAGGCCTCAGGCTCTCCCGCTGAGGTCAAGTGCCGCTCTAGCTGGCCTTCTAGGGCCGATGCGGCCTCTTTGGAGGCTTTCCCGAGGCCGGTATCGCCGGTTCGATAGGCCTTATCTGCCGACTCGCGCAACACCTTGATCATGTCGATTGCGTCGCCAGCATCAAACTTCTGTTGCCGCAGGCCGTCCACCATGTCGATCACGGGGTTCTTGGCGGCGCCGGGGAAGGAACGGGCAGCGCCCTGATACTGGCCCGCGATGTTGTCCAGCGCTTTGGAATAGGCCTTGTCTGCGGTCACTTCACCAGCGGCGCGGATCGGGGCATAGCCGGTGCTGCCTGCCTGCGTCCGAATGGCCTGCAGCGCATCAGCAGTGATTGGCGCATCATCCGCGACACCAATCGCCTTACGCGCCAGGCTGTTTGTGATTGGCTGGTTTCGTTGGCTTGCAACCTGAGCGGTCTTGATCTTCCCAGAAAGGCCGCTCAACGCTTCAGTGACGATGCCCGGGTTCAGGTCGGCGGGCGGAATCACGTAGCCGGATTGCGCCATTGATTCTGCGGCTAGCTGCTTCTGTGCGCCTGCGGCTTTGGCTGCGGCGAACTTGTCGGCAGCCCGCGAGGCAACAGCACGCGCACCAGCGCCCAGCAGATCACCAAGCCCCTTGCCTGCGGCGCCACCAGCACCACCAAAGGCAGCACCTTTGAGCCGGTCCGTCAGGCCGCCCTCGGTAGTGAGGCCGCCCAGCCCCGCGCCGATCAGCGTCGCGCCGGTGTAGGTGTTCGCTCCGGGGATCAGTGCGGTAGGCGCCGCTACAGCGGCATTGCCAAGGACGTTGCCAACCTTGCCTGACGTGGTGTTGAGCAACGGAGCGTCAAGCCTCGCCGCCTCGTCAATGCTGTTCTGGCTGACGAGATTAGCCCCAACAGCATCAGCGCCAACAAGTTTGCTGATGCCCTGCGCCGCCGCGCGTGTGGCCGAGGTCATGCCGCGCCCGATGCCCGCTAGAACGCGATCCGTGGTGCTCATGCCTTCCGTTGGGTCGGCCGTCATCGGCGTCGGACCCGCAGGCTTGGCCGAGCCCATGTGCTGGGCAATCATTGATTGCGCCTGTTCCGGGGTCGTGCCTTCGGGAACCTCAAAGCGGCCGATCCGGCCATCAGGCATCTGGAATCGTGCGATTGGCATTATTCAAATCCCAAGAACTTGACGCCGCCAGAAGTTAGGGCGGGCTTGTTCGGAGCAAACGGCGTGTACTTCTTGCCGTGTGCGTTGAGCGCGTTCTTCTCAATGTTCGACGCGATGCGCGACAGCTCGCCAGCCTGGCCGCTCAACGCTTCATTCGACGTGGCAATTGAGGTTAGTTTCGTCGGGTCTTTGACTACGCTTTGCAAGATCGCGTAGTCCGGGCCATTCAGCACACCGAGGTTGTATGCCTCTTTCGCCTGCAGCATCATGTTGTTGTAAGCATTGCCCATTTCAGCGCGCGCGTCGGGGCTGAGCATCTTGCTGTTGCTCCACGTAGCGAGCTTTGCCTGATAGTCAGACACAGCTTGCTGCACATTCCGCGCTCCAAGCACTTGCTTCTGAGCCGCCTCGGGAAGCTTTGAGCCATTGCCCATCAGTGGCTGCACCCCGGTCGGCGCCATGATTGCTGTGGCCCGGTTGTCCTTGCTGACACGGACGTAACCTTCCGGCGTCTCGATCAACTGCCCCGCCGCCGCTGAGTTCGCGGCCTGCTGCTTGTCGTGCGCCAGCCTAGCCCAGGCGACGGCATTAGATGCCGCGCCGTCAGCCGTCTGTGTCTTCTTGAATTCCTGTCCGGCCTGTAGCGCGAATGGGTTGTAAGAGGAAAGCGCGCCGCCACGGTCCATCAGCTTCATTTCAACCGGCTTGGCAATGTCTCCGCCGATCACCCGGCCGAACTTGTCTTCTCGGCGCTGGATCGGCATGTTGTTGGGGCCTGCCGTGTCAACCAAGCGCGCCACTTCCTCAAGACCGAAGTTCTTCGACTTGGTTTCGGCATCCATCAGCTCGGTGATCTCCTTGCGCTTGTCCGGGTAAGCGCGCAGCAGCGCATTCCAATCGGTTGGCAGGCGCTGGCCGACCACTTGCGCGGCTTGCGGAGTGGGGCCGATGTTCTTTTGCGCTGGAGTGAAAGCGCCATCATTGAATGCTGCCGGGCGGTCAGGCTGCGCTGCGCCTAGAGCCATCTGCGGCGTTACTGCACCACCACCGTAGTCCCGGGCGAACTTTGCGTTTTGTTCTGCCGCCATACGTGATGCCGCGACTTGCGCCTCGCGCTGCTGCTGCTGCGCTCGAACGTCGGCCATCTGCGCCTGCAGCATCTGTTGCTTTAGCGCGCGATCCTGCGCCGCAGCCGCAGCGGCTTGCTTGTGCTGCAAATAGGCGTCATGCTGGCTCATCGCGCCAGCCAGGCGTTGCCCGAAGCTCATCGGCTGCGAGCTAGGCCCAGCAGCAGCAAGCAGACCGAGAGCCATCCGGCCCTCGTCGCTATTGAATACGTCGAGAAGTCCCATCACATCCCCTTATTGCAAGCCCATGCACATGACGGAAATCTTCGACCCAGATGACATACCAGCACTGCAACTGATCTGCACAGTCGTCGTGTTTGCTGCGTAGCTGTAAGTCGCGCCGGCTTGTGTACCGTTGACCATCACAATTTGCGGAGTGGCAGACCAAGCATTAGCAAACTGGATTGTCACGGATGTTGGCGATCCTGTGCCGAATACCACTTCGCACGCAGCGTCACAGCCTGCGATAGTTGCACCAGCGCCACCACCAGCAGAGATAGTCGGTACTCCATTGGAGTGACCGAAATACATCCGCGTTGCGTCAATTACCGCTTTCGTTTGCGAGCTAAGAATAATCTGCGTCGAATCAGCAACAAGCGAGGAGTTCGTGCCGAGTCGAGATGCGGACCTGAACGATACCGTGCCGTCACCGGCAGAGTTCGGACCCGTACCCGCCCGGATGGCCCAGCTACCTCCAGTCGTGGAGTTGTCGTTACCGTAGATCGTGCCGCCGAACTGCGTTACGTTAAAAACGTCAGTAGCCGATCCGGAAACGCCACCGATGACGCGGAATATGTTTTCAACCTGCGTCGAGAGTGAGGCGGACGATCCATCCAAACAGAGGACATGCCCAGCCGTCCCCGTACCAGACGACTTGCCGGTAAGCGTCAGTCCCTTCTGTCCAGCAGACGTAAACACCCACCCCCAGTTTTGTGCATAGGTCGTATTTGTCAGCGTCTTGTTTGCCGTCGCGCTACTGAGGTCGGACAGTGAGAACGACTGAACGCTGATCGGGGTTCCATCTGGCTTGGAATAGGACAAGCAGCGCCAGTTACCGGACCCGAGAGATTCAAAGCACCCAGAAGCGCCCGCAGAGGTCGTGATGTTCGCCGCAGTCGGCAGGATCAGAGACGTGGCGTTGTGGGTCAGCGTCAGAGCGCCGCTGAACGTTAGCCACTTGCGGATGCCCGCAGACACTGTGCCGAGCGAAGTGATAGTCGTCGTGCCAGTCACGTCTAGCGACATGGCATCCTTAGCGCCGATATCGCAAGTCGAAGCAGACGAAATTGTGTCCCGCGCCTGCGTGCTTCGGACTACGGCCTGAATCTGGCGCAGGTTGTCATCCAGATTTGTGGAGATTGCCGTCGAGCCCTGCGGCTGATTACTGCCTGCGGTCGTGCTCCACGAGTAGAGCGAGGTTGCGATATCTGCGCTCATCTCAGCCGCCCTTTCCGGGAAAGTAGTTCAGCAAGCCCGATGGGCCGGGGCCGACAATCTGGCTAACGCCCTTGCCGATGTTTTTGTACGGATCGCGCGGGTCGTAAGCAGTGCCTCCCGACATCTGGCGATTGATGAAGTCGCTCATATTCGGAGCGTTGGCATTGGCCCCATTGATGATGCTCGCCAGGTTGCCGTAAGCGGTTTTCTGCGCATCACTGAACGGTCTGGCTTGGTACTGATTGCTCAATGACTGACCCTGTGCAATCTGCTGCTTGATGAAGTCCTGAGCCGGCGCCCAAGGGTCTTTCGTGCTGCTGGTCGTCTGGTCTTTGGACGACAGGGCTCCAAGGCCAGCGCCAAGCAGCCCGCCTAGCGTTGAGCCGTTGCCGCTGGTGAGCGCAGAGACTGCAGGACTAACGACGGACTTGGCCGCTTCCCACAGGCCGCCACCGCCAGCACCTCCGCCCGCACCAGCAGCACCACCGGCTGCAGAGGTATAGCCGCCCGCGCCAAGGTTCGCGCCGCCAGCCTCAGCGCCACCAGCCGCCGCGCCTCCCGCGCCTCCCGCGCCACCCAACGCACCAGCACCGACCACTAGGGCCAGATACGTCAGGTAATCCTTGGTGGTCATCTTGTTGTTGCCATTGCCCTCATTCATCAAGGCGCCGGACGGGTCATAGGTCGAATACCACTCCTTTGTTGGGTCTTTGTACTGGAAGGCTTGCGGGCCTTCCGTGTAGCCCGCGTTAGGGACGTAGTAGTCTCCAGCGTCGCCGCCCTGGTATATCGTCTTTGGTGCATACGCCGTTGACCATCCAGGCACTTCTTGCCCGGCAAGCAACTGCGCCAGGACATCGGCGGGGATGCCGCGCCCTACAGCGCGCGGGTCGTTTGCGTCGTAACGGGTGTATTGATTGGGCATGTCAGCCTCCGAAGATCTTGGAGCCAATCTGCCATCCGCCGATGGCGCCTAGCAAAGGGTTTCCGGGGTTGTTCTGCGAGCTAGTGCCGCCATTCCCGCCAGCTTGGTTCGCGCCCTGCATGAACTGCTGCCAGTAATTGAGCGGAGTGTTTTGTATCGTGTTGGCGTTTGTCAGACCCAAATTGTTCATGCCATACAGGTTTTGCGCATTGGTCCAATAGTTGTTGAACCCCTGCTGCTGTTGGCCAGCGTTGAACTGGTTCGTATTGAAGTTCATGTTGGCATCGAACTGACCTTGATTCTGCTTGCGACTGAGCGCGTTCTGGATCATCTGGTTGGCCTGACCAGTGTTGAACTGGTTCAGCGCATTACCTTGCCCAGCGTTGAATTGGCTGTTCTGGTTGAGCGTGCCCGCGTTGAACTGGGCTTGACTCTGAGCAAGATTGCTATTCCTGTTCAAGTCGTTCTGTCCGAGAGTTGACGCAAACTGGCCTTGTCCCAACCCAAGATTGGCGTTGAACTGCCCCATCTGGTTGCCCTGCCCAGCGTTAAACATGGACACCGCCTGCGCGCCAGCGAGATTGCGGCTCAGGTCGCCCGCGTTGTATCCGCTGTTAGCCATCCCGGCTTGGAGTTGATTCCCTGCATTGAACTGGTTCAGCCCCTGCGTGCGGTTGAGTGCGTTCTCCGCTAGGCCCTGCTGCGCCGTGTAGTCCTGCATCCGCGCGCCGGAAGCCATGTTGCCGATGTTCTTGCTCAGATCGTTCTGAGCCCGCCCACGAGCCGCTTCTACCCCGGTGTTTCCGAACGATCCAGACTGCGCCGCCTGCCGGTCAAATTGCGCGTTTGTCGTATCGTTGAACGCGTTCGTCATGTCCTTTGCAGCGCCGCCAATGCTCGCCTCAAGGTACGGATTCGCACCAGCGTAGGCATTGGTACCAGCACCTTGCGCGGCTTGGTAGTTGACACCCTGAGTCGTCTGGCCAAGGTACGGGTTAGAACCCGCGTACTGAGTGCCAACAGGACCAATCTGCCCAGGCGCCTGAGTCTGCTGCCCGATGTACGGATTGAAGGCTTGCGAGCTTTGCGCCTGCTGTTGATTCGCTGCGCCGAATGAACCAAAAGGCGTTTGCTGCTCGTAATAGCCGTAAGGCCCTTGCCACGGCTGTTGCGCGTAACCGTATTGCGAGAGCCCGAGATTGTCATCCATGTAATTTCCTAGACCAGAAGCCATTGAGTGCCATCACTAAACAACTCGCGCGATTGCCAAGCGGTTGTCAGTGAAGTTGAGCCAGCGCCGTCGATGTTTCCTGATGCGCTTGAGATGGTGAGCGTCGAAGTACCTGAATCAGCCCGCTTGATTACGATGCGCTTCCCGTTCATGCTTGACGCGCTCGGGATCGTCACCGTGTACGGCCCGCTAGTGCAGCGGATGATGTGATCGTTGACGCCTGCCGTATAAGCAGTGGATACCGCCACCGTCTTCCACAGCACCAAATTCGCCGCCTGATTGATCGAACGCGCGAACTCACTGAGGTAGTCTGCTAACTTCAGCCGAAACAAGTTGTCAATGTTCAGCGGAAGACGCGGGTCAGGGGTTACGCTATTCATAACCTTGAGTCTTCAGTCGCGGGGTGACCGCCTCAACCTCAACAGGCCCGACAAATTCAAGCTTGAACTTATGCCAGCGAGCCGACTGCAAAACGTCGTATCGATCCACGTTCAGAGTTGCCGAGCCAGTAGCCACGTCGGCCCCAAGCTCAGTGACTGCATATGGAGTCAACGTGCTATCAGTCGGCTTCGTTCGGTACTTAGCCCGCACACGGTCACAGAACGAGTAACGCTCCTGATCGCCCCAATAGCCCGTCGTAATCGAGCTATCAGAAGCAGAGCCGGTTAGCGTGTAAAGCACCTTGTCATCTCGAATGACCGCCATCACAGGAGCCGAAGCCTGCCAGAAAGGCGAGTCATAGCTGATGTTCGGCATCTGGTCGTATTGCGGATTGGAGATGCCGAGCGACGTATACAGGTTGTCGTATGTGATTTGCGCCTGGATTGTCTGCACGGGGTAGACCGTGACTGCCGCCCCTAGAGTCGCGTCGGTAGCGTGTCCCCACCGATCCGCGGCGTAGTTGTAGACCAACACGCTATCGAGCGTTGTGCTTGAGCCTGACGGATACCACCACCAGACCGTAGATGTGTTGCGGTCGTGAATGCCTGCGATGAGATATGCGTACTGCTTGTTAAGGCGCGCAAAGAACCATTCGCGGATGCCGTCGCCAATCGCTACGGGCCTAGAGCCATCGAAGCGATACACGTTCTCGTAGCCGATGAAAAGGTGCGCTGTGCCAGTCGAGACAACAGCCTCGTTCGACCATGTGCCGATTTCACCCGGCACAAGCTGCCAGTCGAACACATCGGGCGGGCCGACGTACTGCCCGACATGGATTGCCCGATTCTTGTAGGCAATGACCTGATCGCCTAGCCGCTTCATGGCGATGATCTTGCCGGGGGAGCTAACGAGAAGGCCGCTCGTTGCTTGAGTGGCCGCAGAAGGCGCCCATGTGCCCGTTGCGTTAAAAAGCTGAGAGCACCACCAACGGTTGCCCTGATCGGCGTTGGGGCCTCCAGTGATCGCCAGGCCGGTGTCGTCCGTATTGCCAAGCACCACGAAGCCGCCGACTGTCTCCATGCACGCCGCTTTGGGGGCGTTTGCTACGTCAGCAAATGCGCCGCTTGTGCTGCTCTGAAGTACGGTGGCCTTATTGATCGCAAGCGTGGTATCGCCGAACTGCGCGAAACACCAGCGGATGTCGCCTGTCGTGTACGAGCCTGCCCGGCTGCGATCCGTCCACGTTCCGCCCGATCCCTCGTACAGTTTGCTCTGCGTGCCAGCGAAAATCCGCATAGAGCCGTCGAGCTTGAAGATGAGCGCCGCACCATTGCAGGCAGCAGATAGCGCCGCATAGCCGCCATTGATGACAGTAGGGCTCCCCGCATACCCTCGGACGGTAGGCACAGCCTCAACTTCCGTGAGCACTTCGGGAGTGTCGCGGGGCGCGTCAGGCAGGAATTTCATCCGGCAACGTCCGAAGCTACAGCGTCAACGGCCGCCTGGATGTCACTATCTAGGGCATTCTTGCCAGCGGCGCCAACGTTCTGGTTTGCGCTGACCTGGATTGCAAAGCGCCGCATGACATCAGTGTCAAGAGCGCCTTGGAGAGCAGCCTTTGCCCACTGCCTGCGCTTCCCAGTGCCTGGCACTTCATTGGCGAACGCGAGCGCAGTGACCCAGGCCGCATATTGAATGCGCTGCTGAAATACAGCGTCACTGATGAGGTCGTATCGTTCTTTGTAGGTGAGCATCAGAGCCTCTTGGAAGAAACAAGCAGGCCGCTAAAGCGGTCTCGCTGGTCGTTGGCGTTGACCTCTTGCAGCAACTCACGCGCACGACCTGAATACAGCGCGGCACGCTCTGAGTCCTGAACGAACATGCACGCTTCGGCAAGCACGGAGAACAGGTACAAATCAGGCGCAAGAGTCTCTAGCCAGGTCGTGCCGTCAGTCTCAAGGCTCGGGAGTGCTTGGTAATACGTTCCAGCGACAGAACAAGTCCCGTCAAATCGCCAAGCATCAGCAGTGACTGCGAAGTTCTTTGGGATGCCGTAGACGATCCCGCGCGACATGATGTAGTCCAGCGTTTGAGCCGTCAGCGGAGTGCGCTCATATCCGACCGAGTACAGCACCTTTGTTGCCACGAAGTCGGCAGGTAGCGCAATCTCATAGTCCGCGTCAATCTCAGTCGAGACAAGCGGCGCTTCCATCTGACGCACGCGGAGTAACCGCGCCATGCGAGCTTCAGCCATCGCAGTAAACCGCGAGAAGTTGGCCGGCGTGATGTCAGCGCGATGCAGCCACGAAGCGACATCGGTCGTAAGCTGGGAATAGCTCATTTGAGCAGCCTGTCAAACGTCACCAGCGCAGGATTGGCCTTTAGCCACGCAGTCAGCCGCTTTCGATCCAGTCCACCGTCTTGGCGCATCATCTTTCCCAGCTCAGCGGGCGGGATGAACCCAACGTGCCGCAGCTCGCCCCAACGTTCGCCGCTAGACGCATGACGCATCGACTTCGCGGCTTCAATGAACGGCTCAGCGTCATAGGTCTTCTGGATGACTGCTTTGCCCTCAACGCGGTGCACCGTCGTGGCGATGCCCAGTTGCGGGTCGTAATCCTGAATCTTGAAAACTTCGTCCATGCGTAAAAAAGGGGGCCGAAGCCCCCCCCCCTCACGGTTGGTTGGCTTACGGCGTCAGGTTGGCGACCTTGCCGTTCGCCGCTTCGCTGGTGACCACGGTCAGCACCTCGCAGGAAACCATTTCCTTGTCGGTGTGCCCGGTCTTGGCCAGGGGCGTGGTCTTCCACGGCTGGAAGTACGCCAGGCCATAGTGGTCCGGGTTGAGGATCAGCGCGGTATCGCTGTTGGCCGTGGCCTGCACGTAGTTGGGCACCACAGTCAGTTCGCCGAAGTCACCCATGTACACGTCAGCCCCGCCAACGATGCGGTTTTGCTGCTTCGCAGACAGCGAGGTCTGGAACCGGTTAGCCGCGATGCCCAAGAAGCCGGAGAACGTGCCCTTGTGCGACGGCGTGACAGACAGAAGGCTCGGCTGCTCTCCGCTGTTCGTGGCAATGCTTTGCAGCACCGTCTTGAGCAGCGCCTCAGTAAACGCCCGGTTAGTGCCGGCCGTCAGCGCGGTAGTAGGCGCGCCCGAGGTGTGCGCAGGAGTTGCGCCCGCGCCGCCGTGCGAGATGTTGCTGTAGATGAACGCGCCCAGGCCCGCCGACTTGCGCGCCGTGGTGCTGTTGCCGGCCACCGCCACGTTGTTGCTGATCATCATGGCTTCCACGTCGCGCTTCAGCTCGGGGATGGCCTTCATGGCGATCTGGTAGCGCATTTCGTCCGAGCGACCGGCCGACTTGGTTGCGCGCTGCGAGGTCGTCACAACAGCCACCTTGTCGAACAACTGCGCATAGTTGCCGACGCGGTTGGTAGCAACAAGCGCGGTGCCGGTGCGGTCGTCGCCTTCGATTACGGCGTTGTCCTTGTTCGGCGTCGCCAGGGTGTCTCGCTGCCACTCGTGGAACTTGGCGTTTGCGGTGAAGCGTCGGCCGGCCGAGGAAACCGGGGTCTTCTCGGGCGACACCATGTAAACCTTGTCTTGCAGGTCTTCACGGTTGCCGGTCACTTTATAGGAATCATAGGTATTGGTGGGTTGTCCCATTTCGGTTCTGCCTTACAGAAAATTGATTAGGTGTTCAGCGCGTCCGGTTGTCTTCAACCGTTCAAGCGCCGACTTGTTTTCATGCTTCGGCTGCGGTGCTGACGGTTTGACCGTGGGTTTCGCATCGCTCACCTTTTGCATGGGCTTGCCGTTCGCGGCATCCCATTGCGCCGCCTTGACGATGGCTTCGAGAACAACCGGATCAGCGAATCGGCCAGCGATGGCGTTCATGTCCGAAGTTCCAGCCTTCTTCTGAAGCCACTTCTGCGCGGCGACGTTGGCTTTTTCGTTGAACTGCGCTCCGAGTGCCTGGCGGGCTTCATTCGCGGCTTTGGCCCATTGGGTCGCCGTGCTTTGCGCGCGTTGCTGTTCGGTTACTTGGTTCAACTGGTTCAACGACTGCTGCCAGGCGAAGCCCTTGGTTTGCACTTCCGCTTGCGCGGTTTGGTACATCACCATCAACCTCGTTGCTTGGGCCGGGTCTTGGTCGGCCAGCGCAGTCCAATCGACGGCTTTGAGTTGTTCAACTCGCTTCTGAGCGTCCCTAAGGTCTGCCCAGGTTTCTGCCGTCTCGCCCATCAGCTTCTGCCGATGTTCGAGGGATTGCACAGTCGCTTGGATGTGCTTTTCAGCATCCGCAGCGGCCTGCGTCTTTCGGGTGTAATCCGCCTTCAGGTCGGCGGCCATCTTCTGAACTGTCTTGACAAGCTCTGGAGGCGTCCCCTCGGGGATTTCCAGCTTCTTGCCGTCCAGATCAATCAGATCAGGCTGCGCGTCTTCCTGCGGTTGTTCGGCTTCGTCTTCAACGCCTTCGGCCTGCTCCTGCTCGCCCTCGTCGGGTTCAGGGGTGGTTTCTTCAACCACTTCGGACTTGGGTTCGTCTCCGAGCGCTGCCAACAGATCAGACATTCCGCTTTGCGGTTCGATGTCCATAACACCTCACTTGATCGCCCTTTCGGGCACAAAAAAAAGCGCCTCTAGGGCGCTTGCATATCGGCCGTGCCGAATTCAGCTTCTGAACATCCGGTACAGCTTCGACTGTTCTTCGTATCGCTTCAGGTTCTCACTAGCAAGGACTCCGGTTTGGACATAGCCCTTGAGGATGTTCTCGAACTTCTCCGCCATCTTGTGGAGCTGCCAAAGCGCCTCTTTGCCCTGTGAATCACGGGCCGGGCACTCGCTCCACTGCTGGATCACTTCTTTGCGGATCGCGTCGAGCGTCTCCTGCAAAAGCTCGTTTTCCAGCAGTTCGGAGGCGCGATGGCCTCGGGTCTGTTCTTCAATTGGCGTCATAGCAACATCGCCAAGATGGCGACATCATCCTCGTCATCATCAAACCGACGCTGTTGCAGCGCCTGCATTTCCAGCACGATCTGAGTCTTGATCGCGGCTTGAGTCATCGCCCGCCGCTCATCGGCTGCGAGCTGGCCGGCCTTCATGGCCTCCTGATAGAACGCGTTCCAGTCAAAACCAGGCATCACACCAAGAGCCGGTGCAATGGCCTTCTTGACCGCCTTCTTGGCTTCCGAAGGTGTCGCCTTGTTCGCTACCTGCTCTGCCACCTTCGACACGATGGCATCAGCGGCAACTTCTAGCGCGTCTTCTGCTTCCGACTCGTCCAGATGCTTCGGCTTGCGCAGCCACCACAGGCGCGGGCTGGGCTTGTGATAGGTGCTGCGGATCAGCCCGCCTGCTCCCGTGCTGGGAGCCCCTACACCGCGCGCCTCTACGGTGTCATCGTTGTTGGTATAGGCAACGGTCCCGGTGATCGCCCCAGCCGCACCGCTTGCGACAACCGTGTCGTTCGCGTTCGTGCGCGCTAGAGCGCCAGACACAACAGGCGATCCGCTCGCCGTGCTGGTGTCGTTGTTGTTTGTTTTGGCCAGCGTGCCGACGATGGTCGTCGTGCCAGTCGCTGCGCTCGTATCGTTTGCGTTCGTCGCTGCGAGCGATCCGCTTACGCCCGAGCTACCTACCGCTCCACTCGCCGCAGCGGTGTCGTTTGCATTCGTCCTGGCCAGCGAGCCGACAACTGTGGTCGAGCCGCTTGCCGCCGCCGTATCGTTGGCATTTGTGCGAGCCAGCGTGCCACGTACCGTCGTCGTGCCGGCTGCGCTGCTGGTGTCGTTCGCGTTGGTTCGGGCGAGAGTGCCAGATACACCCGAGCTGGCCGACGGCCAAGGGATGGAGATGATTTGTGGTGCATAGATGCTTTGCGGCTGCGTAGACATCCGCAAACATTCGGTATCCGATAGCACCCGAGCCCATACCGAAACGCAACCAAGCAACCCTTCAAACGGATCGCCCGGCGTGCCCAGCACGCTGCCCACGCGCATGCCGGTGGGCGATGCCTCCCCGAAGGCCGGGTTGCCAACAGCGGCGGCCTGGCGCACACCGTTGCGATACAGCACATAGGCTGACGATGCGGTGGCAAGGCCGGCGGGCGCCACCAACACGTACACATCCAGCCGACCGGATGTCTGCAGCCCGGTTGCAAATTGGGCCTGCTTGCCATTGCCGCCACCATCGCGGGGGCCGACAACGAATTGGTAGATCGCGTCCGATGCGGACTGATAGATCAGGAACGAGTATGCGGCATTGACCGGCGGCTTGATGTCAAGCACGGTGCTATAGCCGACGGGAGAGATCGGCTGCTGCACCCACGCGATGGTGAAGGGCCGCGAGCCATCGAATGCAGCCGGTGCGGTGAAGTCGGCATAGCTGCCCGACCCAAAGACCGGCATAACGCCAGCCGGCGTTGCTGCGCTGGTGCCGAGGCCGGTCTTGGTGCAAGGTGCGCCGGACACCAGATCGAGCATGCCCCATCCGGGGTGGAGCGGCGCGTGGAAGATCAGCCCAGCAGTGATTGAGTCGCCCCAATCAAGAGCGCCAAAATCCTGCGGCTGCTCAGTCCGGGGCTTGCGAAGGACCAGCATCACGCAACCGTGTAGGTAATCCCGACGTACTCCAGACCGTTGGTGTTGACCGCGTTATTCCGCAGGTTGACGCCCGTCGAGTGAGTCACATACAGGCCCCAAAACTTGGGCATCACACCGCCAAAGCGAGATGCCACGCTGAACGGAAGAATTTCGTAGGCGACATCGGACGTAGCCGCAGGAACAGCCACAGACGCCCCCCAGCGCAGCGCGTTGAGGATGCCGGTATTGGTCAGCGTCTCCGCGCTATCAACGCCGTCTAGCGTGTCAATCGGCGTAGTTGCCAGAGAGACATTACTGCCCCACACATACACCGCAATCGCAGTGTTAGCCGTTGGCGTAGTGCCGACAGAAATCTCGCCGCGCACCAGGCAATCCATGTACTTGTTAGACGTGTTGTCGATTTGGTTCGACTCACGTCCTGACACGAACGTCCCCGAGCTTGCAAGGTTAGCCAGGTCAATAGTAATGGAAGCGGCTGTTGCGTAACTGACGTTCACAGTCCCCATTGATCAACCCCAGCCCATTGCCGTCGAAACGGTCGGATAGTCAATCGGACTTTCGACGGCCATCGTGCTCGGGTTCGCAGCGGTCCCGGCACCAGTAGCGAAGAGCTTCTCCAGCACAGTGGCCGGCCGTGTGATAGAGGCCTTTACCTTGCCGGCACCGATCCATCCAGCGTCCAGCAGTGCCCCGCCAGCTCCGGACGGCACGTTTTGCAGCGCATCCTGTAGGCCCTGCCGCGTCGTCAGACGCCCGGTGTTGAGGGATTCTCGGCCCTGCAGCATGATCTGTAGATTGAGCTGCCTGCCTTGGCACTTGTATTCATTCTGCAGCGCAATTGCGCTGCCGTCTGATACACCGGCGGGTGTCAGGTTCGCCCAGGTGATCGCATCGAGGATGGCGCCCGTTTCGGTGCTGCTGCGCCATACCTGATACCCGCTTGGATCAGGCTGGTTCAGCGCATTGGCGATGTCAAGTGCGCCGTCGCTGTTG